AAAAGGGAAAACTTGTTGAGTTGCCTTCGGGCAACCTTGCCAACTTTGCGGATTGTGCCTTCAAACACCGTGCTCAATTTGAGTCGGAGTGGTACGGCCGTCCGTTCAAGTTGTTCAACTTGTAAACCACACTGGGTTTTTGCATCCTTTCTTTTGAACACTATATTTATTTTTGTCAATTATTTAGATCGAGAGAAGCGAAAGATAATATAGGATGTCAGAAAATTGACTAAGTTGGAAGCGAATTGCTAGCGCTTACCGACGAATTACCCCAGCTAACTGAAAATAATCCCACCACTACTTTTACTGACGGAAACATGAATCAGCTTTCCGAGGGAGATACCTCTGGTATCCCTAAACCGGTTTTGCCCATGGACCAGGAACACAACGAAACTCCTGGCAGCGCCTTTGGCGGAGATACCGTCAAGTTCTCTACCGAGGCGCCTGCCCAGGTTGCCGTTACTCCCGGCCGCGTGGACATCACCAAACTCAGTGTCGCTCCAGATACTGCGTTGTTGCAGAATTTTCTGCGTCGTCCCGTCAACATTTACACCGTTGAATGGACCGACACTTCTTCCTCGAATCACATTGACCCGTGGGCTTTGTTTCTTAACACCATCTCGGTGCAAGACAAGCTTACGGGATACAAGTACCTTCGCGGAACTCTCCACGTTGACGTTCAAATCAACGGCACCCCGTTTCATTACGGGCGTCTGTTGATGTCGTACGAGCCAGCCAACAATTTTCGTCGTTCATACGACGGGGATTGGCGGCAACACTCGAACCTCCCGCACGTCATGCTGGATCCTGCAAACAACACCGTTGGGAAGTTTGATCTTCCCTTCATCTCACCTGAGCTTTGGGTTAACCTCACCTCGAACTTTGGAGCCAAGATCGGCGTTCTCAATTTTGATTACGTCGCTCCGCTCCACGTGTTTGAAGGAGGTACGCCTGACCCGGTCACGGTCCAAGTCTATGCTTGGCTCGAAGACCTGGAGTTGGCGATGCCCACTCAGAAGGCCGTTGCGGCTTTCGAAGCGCAAGCTAAGAAGGCTAAGATGACCAAACCCAATGGCGGTCGCTCTGGCGGTGACGAATATGAGGCCAACCCCAATGCTGGACTCATCTCCAAACCCGCCGCTGCACTGGCTGAAGTTGCAGGACGTCTCACTGACGTTCCTCTCATCGGCCAGTTCGCGACTGCCACCCAGATCGGAGCTGGAGCAATCTCCAAGCTTGCCGGTCTTTTCGGCTACTCTCGTCCCAAGGACTTGACCGCTACCGATGTCTACGTTCAGCGTCCTACGCAGAACATGGTCAACTGTGACGTTGCCGATCAAACCGTTGGTATGACAGTCAACTCGAAGAGTGAACTGTCCATCGACCCGCGCGTTATTGGTATGGATAATGATATGGATGAACTTTCTATCAAATCCATCGCGTCCAAATGGACGCTTGCCAAGACGTACGAGTGGACCAACACCGACGAGCCGGACACGGTTATCTTTCGTGAGAGCATTTGCCCCACCATGCTTTCCGACGTGATCATTGCTGCCGAGCCTCGTCTACACTTGACTGCCTGTGGATTCGCCGCCTTACCGTTTCGGTCTTGGCACGGCTCCATCGAAGTCCGGGTGCAAATTGTGTGTTCCAACTTTCACCGAGGGCGCCTCCGTTTTCAATGGACGCCCGAGGAATCGTTGTCACAAAGCATCCAACTGGGCTACAATCACGTTGTGGACATTTGCGACTCGAAAGAGTTTCATCTGAAGCTTCCCTACGCTGGAGGTGAAGGTTTCAAAGAGGTCGAGTCTATTGGAGACTTGGTCCGAACGGACTTTCAACAACTCAAGCACACGGGACGCCTCAAAATCATCGTCCAAAACAAGCTTGTTTGCCCTTCCGTTGAACCCGTCCAGATTCTGGTCTGGGTTCGCGGAGGCGACGACCTAGTCTTTGCTAACCCTGACTTCAGCGTTATTAACGACACGGCCGTCGCCGTTCCCGTCCCTCCTCCGGGCGGGAACAACGAGTCCAAACCTCTTCCCCTACGCGTTCATCGCACGGTCGAGGATTTGGAACAACAGAGTCAAGCCATCGCTGGCGAGTGGGAATCTGAAGAGATTATCACTTTCTTCGACGACTCGATTCACGCCGATTACGATCTCACGTATTTCGGCGACCCGATTCGCACTTTTCGTCCTTTGTTGAAGCGTTACCAATACACTACAACTCTCGGACTTGACGTAGCGCCCGCTTCCAATCAGTACAACCAGTACGCAGCGTTCATACCCATGTATCCTCAGATGGCTGGGTATAACCTCAACGCGTCCTGGACAGTTCAGAACGGAGCAGCCGCTTGCAACGTCACGAAGACGCATTTGGCGAATTACCTGGAAGTCTGCTTTCTTGCCAAAAGAGGCGGATTCCGA